TAATAGCTGTTTCAAAAATACCGCCTCCAAGCGAAGAAAACCCAGACACCGCTCCTTTGGAAGCAAGAAAAGCCTTTCTGACATCTGCGTCAGAGATCTGAATGCCGGTAGCTGGACCCCCTAAAGACTTTGAATACTCTCCCGCATATTCATAAGAATATTTTTTAGCAATATCTAATCCAAATGCCTGCACATCAGCTTCAATATTAGTTAGATCGCCGCTCTTTTTTAAGCCCTCTGCTTTAAAGGCTTCTTGATTCAATCCGTATGTATGATATTTTACATAATCAACACCCAGTTTTTTCCCTTTATCTTTAGTTTGAAATCCAAAACTTAAAGGCTTATCCAAATAAGCTTCCATTATTCGCTCATTTTTTTTATCTGGCACAAGCATTGCAGAGCGACCTCTAGCATCTGCAATTGTTATTGAATCTCTTTGTTCTGCTTGAGCTTCTGAAGCTTGAGATTGCGCTTTTTGAGCAAAATTTGGAATATAACCAGTTGCGGCATTTTTTACAATTCCAAAATTTTTAGCTTTTGATTTTACCTTGTCGATAAAATCAAATTGATTTAGCGGCGCGTATTTTGTCCCCGCGATCTGCTTCTCTGATCTCAAATCTCCTTCTCCAACACCCTTTTCTTCTCTATTGATTCTTCTGGCAATAATATCCATATTGCCAGCATAAAGATATGAGACTTTTCCTCCGCTTAAGTTTACTGCGCTGATAATCGATTCAAGATTAGCTGAAATTCCTCCATCTTTCGTTCTAGCTCCACCAGAAAGAATATCAATTTCTGTTGCTTTATCAGCATCTTCTGGTTTTGTAATAAAGGTTCCGCCTGCTGCGGCAAAAGTTGTTTTGCCTGTGCCCGCTGGGCCTAAAATTAAATTCTTTTTAACCTTAGATGCTAAAATTTTCTTGAGCAGAGCATTCTTGTCTGCTGGCAATCTATCTGAATCGTAAATATATTTACCGTCCGTGAAATTTGGAATATAGCCGTTGGCCGCATTTATCTTTTTAGCGTTATCTGGCATTCCATACTTGCGAACCATATCTTTGTTGAAGATGGCGGTTCCATCGCCTCCGTTATAATTAGGAACAACGTATTCGCTACTATTCGCATACATTGTGCCCTTCTTACCGCCACCAAAAGAGAAGTTTGGAATCTTAACTACTTTCGCATTCTTATCTGCGCCGCCAACTCCGCGCTTTACGTCAGCAGCTTCTTGTGCTGGGAGATAACCTTCTGCTGCTCTACCAGCTTTCTTTTGAACTGATCCACTAGTTGCCGAAAGACCAGCTTGCACCAAACCAGGAGCAACAGCGCCCGCAATCGACTGAACTTGCTGAAGCGCGGCAATTTGGCGATTATAAAGATTTAAAAGATATTCTTCTTGTTTTGTTCTATCTCCGCTCAAAGCGAGAATCGCCGCCATTACATCTCTGTCTCTAATCAAAGTATTTACTACAGCCTGTTCAAGAGCTTGTCTTTCCTTGACCTGTTGATTGATTCCGAGAATTGTTTTCAGCGACTCAACACCGAATTGAGCAATATCCTTTGTCAGCTTAATGAAAATTGCGCCCAAAATTGGTAGACCTATCTTGAATAATACACCGCTAATTCCAGAAATTAAGCCCTTAGCAATATCACCGCCAATACTTTCTGAATCAATAAAGCTATTAATTCCAGAAATAACATCATTAAAAAATTCAAGCAGTGATTGAAGATTCGCCGTTACACCAATTTTACCAATTGAATTAGCTAGTTCAGCAACCGAAACAACAGTTTGTTTAATTGTGGCATCAAGAGTCTTATTAAGCTCGACTTGTCTTGTATAAGCCTCATTATTTGCATTAGCTGATATTCCAGCAATCTCTTGGAACTTGCTTGAGCTAGAACTTAAGTCGTCGAGCAAGGAGTTTAGAGAATTGATGTTGTATTTACTAGCTATAGCCTCAAGAACTTCAATCTTTTGAACTTCGCTAAGGCTGCTTAATTTGCCCGCAAGCTGAGTCAAAATATCAACAACTGGACGAAGATTACCAGATGCATCTCTTGAAAAAATACCTATCTCCTGAAGAGCATTGATTGTCTCTTTAGACCTAATTCTAGTAAAAATTGTCTTAAAAGCATTACCAATAACCGCACCACCACGGGCAGTCTTTTCTTGAACAACAGTAACTATTGCGTTCAATTCATCAAGAGAGACGCCAACTTCTTGTGCGATTGAACCCGCTCTAGAAAGACCTTTAGCAAGATCTTCTGAAGAAACTGCAAATCTTGTGTCTACGGCAACTAATTTATTTAATATATCCGCAGTAGTAGCACCACTTGAAGAAAATGAATTTACAGCAGCAGTTAGAACGTCAACAGCATCTGCCGCGCTTAAAGATGTGAATCTTGTTAAAGTAAGGGCGTCTTTTGTTCTTTTTAAAGTTTCTTCCGTAGATAAACCTTGTCTAGAGAACTCAAGCGCTGCTTCGCTAGCAGTCTGGAAAGACTGGGCTGTTTCTCTAGCTACTGCGAAAAGACCTTTTGAAAAGCCGCTAAGTTCTTCATTAGTCTTGCCAAAGATAACGCCAATACTAGTCAGATTCTTCTGAACTTCTATTGTAGTTGCTACTAAGCTGGCAAGGGCGTTTTGAACACCATTAATAATACCTACGGATGCGCCGAATGCGATAACACGGGCGTTTGACGCTGCAATTGACTTTTCGAATTCTGTCGCTAGCCCAGTTATTCTGCCTAGAGGCTGTGAAAGGTTTTTGAATGACTTAGCATCAACATCAATTGGAATGCTAATACTTCCAACTTTCTTGGCTGCGCCTTGGATAGATTGCTCTAATCCAGTTTGCGTGACTGGGACTGTGATTCCTTTTGCCATCCTTTACCTTTTAGCTTATTTACACGGAAAAACTACATCTCTCCATGTAATTTCATAAGGTCTTCCATGTTCATGCTTTTCTTCTCTTTCATCGCATTATTTAATGCTTTTGTTTGAGTATCTTTTGGAAGTTCATCCTTTGAAACGCCAAAAACCATCTCGCCGCTAGCATTTGGAATTCTCTTTTTAGCTTTTGATTCGAATTTTTCTTTTGCCTTTGTTTTGTCAACGTAAGCAAATAAAGCTTCGGGATCTTTCTTTATCGATTCTGGGATATTGTCATTTTGCTCAAATATATTTTTAAATACTTTTCCATAAATCATCAATCGGGCCTGACAATCAGAAAGTGCAATCATTGGCTTGCCCCATAAGTCGTTTGGACTCTCTAAAGCCAAAAAATAAGGATAAAAGAAATCTGATAGCGCAATTTTTTGTATATTTAATTCAGAAAACTGGAGAGAATATTCATTATAAAAAATAATATAATCGTATAAGTCTTCATAAGTAAGATCCTCAAACTCTTCTAGATTAAAAACTCTTTTGCTTAACGCTTTATCTAAGAATAAAGTTTCGTATAATACGTAATCATTAGATCTATTTGAGGCGTAGCTTTCTGCCGTTTTTCCCAAAACTTCTTTTCTTTGATCGGTCTTTTTTGCTAGCTTTTCACGCTGCTCGATCTCCTGATCTTCTATCGCTTGAATCTCTAGTTTCTTGAATAAGTTTTTTTTTGTCAAAGCTAGTCGAGATAAAAAGTCTTTTGTTTTTTCAATTTCCATCTCGTCATTTTCTGTCCAATCGCCATTGTTTTTAGCCTTTTTTAAAGCCTCCTCCTCTGAAAGAATACCTCTTTTTAGAGCATAATTATAGTAATGCTGATATTTATAATCGAAAAAAGCTCTCTCGTCAAGGCCAATATGCTTGACGAAAAAGCTTTTTCCTTTAAACCTTCTTTCGGAAAATCCTTTAGTTATTTCGTAAAACCGAAGAGAAAGATCATTAGCTATCAATGGTTCCTTGTTCAATGTCGGAATTTAGTTTCTCAAAATCTTCTCTCTTTGCGTTCTTACTAAAGTACCAGAATGCTGCGAATGTTGCCAGCTTCTTATAAGCTTTTGTATAGAGAGGATCGTCTTCATCGTCCATCTTATGAAGAATTTCGATCTTATCTTCGATAGTCTCTCCGGGGAACATTGGCTCAATCTTGCCGTCTGGCAGCTTTTGCTTATGCGCCATATTCAAGCAGAACCAGCGAATAACATTATTTTGAGCAATGCTGTCGGCAGTATTATTGAAAAGGTTATTGTAGGCCGATTCTAACTCAGACATTCTCTTCTTGGCTTCAATAATAGAAGAGATAACGCTCTCTTCTTCGGCCTTATCACGATCTGTCTTTAACGTCAATTGCTGATAAGCTTCTTGCTGGGTGATAATAAAAGAATAAAGTTTGCCAAGCTCTACTCTATCAGCCTCAAGAATAAAGCCGCCAGAATCGGAGTACTTCTTGAGCAACATTCCTTTTGTAAGGATGCCTTTCTTGATGCAGTTCGACATCTCAATACTGAACTGAAGATCTGCATCTTCAATGTTTCTGCGGGATGGATTCTTGATGATGATCTTATAAGGAACTTCTTGAGTCTCCTTCGAAGAAACGGTCACTGTCTTGCCGTTCTCTTCTTTTGTTTCCGTCTTTTCTACCTCTTGGCTCAGAGTAACATTAAAACTAAATAGTTCTTTCATTGTTTAAAGGTATGGTGAAATTCAACTCGGACAAAATCAATTTCAGAAGCCATTTTTCTGATCGATTCGTTGCCCATATCCAAAATGCGCTTTCTGTACAAAGCCATTTTATTTTCGTCTAGGTAATTTGCCTGCTTAACTACAAGCTTAAAAGAGTCTGGGGCAGAAGAAGCTAGAAGATCAAATTGCCTATCATGTTCGTGCTTAATATCTTCTAAAATAGTAAGCATCCTCTTAAATAAATCAGAGGTGCCAGCTTTAACCTTATCACTAAGATATTCCTTTCCTGTCATAACCTTTTACCTTACCTTATATTATATTTAATATAAAAAGTGTAAAGTAAAATATGGCTTCTTCCTATATATCTGATAGTCAAAAAATATTTATAAACGAGGCTTTTGACAATATTCATGAGACGTTTTCGAGAACTATATCAATCATCATGAATCCTCAGATGACTATTATTTCAACTTCTGCTACTTATAATGCGCTTTATGATGCTGATACTAATTCCGCTGTTAATGCCCCAACTTATACCAGTGTGACCCATTCTGTAAAAGCTAGAATCAAATATTTAAGCCAACAGAAAGATCTTTTTTCAGGCACGGACGCGCAACAAAAAGTTCTTTATCCTGCTGGCAGTGTTAAAATAAAAGTGGACGCTACAGGATATAGCTATCTAAAAGAAGCAAGAAAAGTTGAATTTGACGGGCGTAGATACGGCATCGCTTCGGACCAAAAAAGCTATGGCATGTTTGGCCCAAAATACTATTCCTTTATCCTGACTCCAATTAACGAATAAAATGGCGTTACCAAGAGAAGTTCAAAATTTGATTAAAAAACAGTCTGGCAGAATCATAAGAGATTCTGTTGAAAAAAGAATTCTTTTATCTTTTAACAATTTAAAAAGACAAATGATTTCTGAGTTTGCAAACCATCCTATTTCTCAAGAAATTTTAATAGGACCAGACGCTCCAAACTTGAGCGGAACTTTGAATGGTTACGGCAATCTATTCTCTTACATTGGTTTTTACGCAGGAGATAGACCTCTTGATCCTATCGTAAAAATTTTAGAAAAAACAACGATAACATTCTCTAGGTTCATTGATGATGGAGCGGTTTGGAATATATTTATGCCCGCCAAAGAAGATATTTGGGAAGTAACCCCAATGCCTTGGGCTCCTGGTCGTAGTTGGGCGAAGGGCATTGAAACAGGAATATCAGGGGTCGGCTATTATCTTTATCTGGAAAAAGATATACCCCAATCAAGATCAGAAGCCGCGATTCAATTGAAAAACAAAGTTCGCTCTAAGGCCAGATTCAAAAACACAAAATACATTAGCGAAATTTTAGCTAAGTATGAAAAACTATTTTCTCAATTAGATGAAACCGCAATATCAACATAATGTCACAACGTCTTTTGCGCTTTGGTTAGATCACTATCTTCTTGACAAAGGAGAAGCTTACTCAAACCAAACTGGTCGCTTTGTTTATTACTCAGATCCAAGACTATCAACTACTTACAAACCATTTGGCAGCAAATATAAGCAATGGGTATTTGACTCTAGCATTACTGGAGCCACAATTCCAACTGGATTTTACGTTAATTCTGTCTTTAAATCAAGAAATGATGGGCTCAAAATTGATTTTTTAAACGGCAGAGTTTTGGCTTCGGGTGTCTCTACGGGCGTAGCTGTTACTGGAAGCTTCGCTGTTAAAGAGTTCAATGTTTACTTGTCCAATGATAGTGAAGACGACCTTATTCTTGAAAACAATTTAGAGGCTAATAAAAAATTTCCTTGGACTGGAGCTTATCTTGATCCGTATGATCAGGTATTTCCAGCGGTTTATGTATGCCCAGATAACATCGATAACAAGCCTTTTTCATTTGGCGGCGAAGATGAAACTACTGCGTATATAAAATGCGTAGTGTTTGCCGAAAGCCCCTATTCCCTAGAGGGGGTAATGTCGTTATTTGCGGATTCAGAGCAAAAAGTCTTCAAAGAAAAGAACTTCACTTCTTACCCTCTCAATGAATATGGCGATATTAAAACGCCTCCATATTCGTTCGATGATTACTATGTTAATCCAGATGCAAATTCTGAACTTTTTATCAAAGATGTAACAGTATCAAAGTTTAAGGACAGAAGGGCAAGCGCTGGAGCAGCCAGATCGTATATAGGCTTTATGGACTTTGAAATTACAAAGTATAGATATCCAAGAGCTTAATATTCCATTTATAAATAAAAAAATGTAAAGTATTTAAAACCTTCTTTTAACTTATGGCACGTAACAGAGTAATTTATCAATCAGAAGCGCTTTATGTTGCGGACGGCACTCTTGTCCCAACAGCCGCTCACACAACCGCTGGTAAAATTAATCAGCTTCATCGCGTTCAATCGGCCAATTACGGCTTTACAATTAATCGTCAGGACGTAAATCAATTTGGACAGCTTGCTCGTATTGACCAGATCTCAATCGAAGCTCCAACTGTCAATCTTGACTTCTCTTATTACCTTACTACTGGCAATAACGAAACCGCACTTGGATTTAACGTAGGAACCGCAAGTGGAGCAGCTTCATTTATCAGCGGTCTTATCGACGCTAGCAACGCAACCAATAACATTGGCATCGTTTCTGGTCGTAACTTCCACATTCTGACCGTTGCCGAAGGTAATGACGCCAATGCTTCTGCTGCTGGTGTTTACAATGCTACTACTACAAGAACAATCGGTATCGGCAATGCTTACATCACCAATTATACTCTTGAAGCTGCTGTCGGTGGACTTCCAACTGTTTCAGTCACAGCCGAAGGTCTTAACGTAAATGTTGTTACAGGCTCATCTGGCGCTTCAGCCATTGTTCCTGGTATTAACGTAGAAAACGGCACAGCGTCATCGGCCCTATTCGCCCTTCCTGCCCCTGTTACTGGTGTTGTTGGAGCTTCCGCTCTTCGCCCTGGTGATATCACCCTTCTCTTAACAGACGGTGTTCTTACAGATCTTCCCACTGGTCTTAATCTTGCTGACAATACCGCTGCTCACATCCAAAACCTCTCAATCGAAGTACCAATCGGTCGTACTACACTTGAGCGTCTTGGCAGCAGATTCGGCTTCACCAAGGTAATTGACTTCCCAGTAGAAATCACTTGCAACCTGAGCGCAATCGTTGCTGACCTTAAATCTTCTGGTGCAATCTCTACTCTTCTTGATGCTGACACTACAAAAACACTCGCTTTCTCATTTAAGCTCCCTGGTGCGAATGATAGAATTGTTTACGAACTCAGAGGCGCTAAACTTGCAAGCGAAAACTTCTCCTCAACAATCGGAGACAACAAGAGCGTTGACCTGACATTCACAACTCAGATTGGTGGCCCACAAGACGTTACAAACGGCTTGTTCGTATTCACACAAACTGGTACTTACTCCCCAGCCCCAATTATCGTATAACGATAACCCCACAAAACAAAACCCCCGAAGAAATTCGGGGGTTTTTTATTAGTAATAGAAGTCTTCTTTGGGTACTTCTTTTTTCTTTTTTAGAGCGGCGATTCCTTGCCCCTCTGTTAACACTTCAATCATATCGTAATACTTTAGCGCCATTTGATAATCAGAGCGGTTAAAGTCATGAATAAAAACCACTACATTTTCATCAATAATATCCCAAAGATATTTGGCGCAATACTTTCTTGCTCTGCCATCAATCAAAGCCTTGGTGAACTTTAGGTTCTTGGTTGCTGGTAGATGCACGTAGTCCTTGAATTGCTCGTATCTGCAAGGCTTTGGGTCTGGAGAATGCGCCGCTTGATAGAGTAACTCAATATTCTGGATGTCATAAGCATTGATTAGTTTATTTAGGCTATTTACCCAATCAATGTCATGCTCAATAGAAATTACTTTTTTTACAATTCCAGAAAAATAAATAGTGCTATTGCCACTACCAAACTCAAGCAAAGTGTCATTTTTATTTAGGAACTTTTCAATGAATTTATACTCATGCTCATGCATGAGCGGGCGGAAAGAACTGAATTTATTCATCGCTTGTTATCGTAAATGTCCATTACTTCCTTAACGACAGTATCGACCTCTGGGAGATACTCAAGCACTGTTTTCCCTTTTGGAATCAAGTCGATAGTGTCATGCTTGAACTCTGTATGGCGAATTTCAAGGTCGTCTAGGAGAAGGTTCTTACGTAGAGCCTTGGTCTTATAAGCTTGAGTTCCATTGCGGAATGGCAGGATATGGTCTTCGTGCTTACAAGTTGGGAATGTGACGATCCAGTTATCGAACGCGCCCGCGATATGCAGGGGCGAGGAATCGTTAGTGACCAAGCATCTTGATAGCGAAATAAGGGCAAAAAGCTGACCAAGAGTTGTGAGGTCTCTCAGATCATAGCCGCCTTGTGGAATTTGTACAGGGAGATAACCTTGCTTCTCATCAATAGTCTTACCAATGAGAACAACAGTCAGCTTCTCTGAAAGCTTATTCACGATCTGCTGCCACCATTCAATTGGCAGGGTCTTTGAAGGCCACCACTTGCCAGCATGAACTACAACAACAGGCTTCTTAGGATCTTTATCCTTGAACAAATCAATAACATAAGAAACATCCTCGGCGTCCAATTTTAATTGAATTGTTTTGTCGTTGTTTGGGATTGTTCGCTTAATCATGGACATTGAAGCGAAATCGGTAGGATGGAAAAGAACGTGAGACATCTTATGCTCTGATTGCTCATCATCAGGGCAAGTATGCATTGTAATTAAAGCGTCTTTGATCCCCTTCCATTGATCATAGCTTACTACTGGACAACTAAGATGCTCAAATAGTCGCGGGAAATGCGACACTACAGTAATGTTAGCATCAGGATACATCTTTTGAGTGTATCGGATAGCGGGCTCTGAGCAAAGCTGGTCGCCCATTCCAGCAGTAACAGAAATCAAGATATTACGCTTATATTTATATCCTTCTTGCTTGTCTTTTTCCCATTGGTCTATATCCTTAAGCATAACGTCCATTTGAATATCTTTTGGAGCGCCAGCATAGTGGACAATATAAGAATTTAGGCGAGAAATGCCACAGAACTTATCAAGAATATCCATACGATTAAAGTCGTAATGCAAGTCATGCATCTCGACCTTATCATTTAGGATTCGGAGGTTAATGTAGGGCTGATCAGTCTCTACAAAGTCAACGCCCTTTGGGAGTCTGAAAATTTGCTTATGAACCCGCGAAATAACCATCACGCCAGAGTTGTAAAACTTGCCGCCCCACTTCTTTAGCGGCTCTTTGTAATACTCTGAAGCTTGCTCCAGATATTCAAATCGCGGCGAGTATCGCCCTTCGTTGAACATGCCCAATTTATTTTCGGGCACAATTTCAAAAAGATTTGGGCAATCATCTCTGATTAAAATATCAACATCAAGATAAATGATTCTCTTGTATTGATTTAGGAGTTCCGCAATCAGGAACTTATTCCATTTTTGCGTAATATAAAACTTATTGAACTCTGTAACGTTTAAGAAATCGGCGCCGATTTTTTCGGCGTATTTCTTGATCGAGGGCAAAGTAATCTTTGCGACTTCGTTATAATAATCCCCAATTGAGATGGTTAAAACTAGATTCTCTTTTTTCATACTTCTTATTCAATTGTATTAAAAAAAAATAAAGATTCAAATTTTTTCAGTTAAATAACGCATATTTGAATTGGAGTTCTCACATTAAGCTCACTTTTTTCTCCTTGACCCAAACCAACAGTTTCGCCCCAATGCCATATTTTTCCATTAAAATCAACCGCAGCCCATCCGTTAATATCAGAAATATTTTGTAAAATCATTTTTGGAGTTTCAAGTGTTGTGGTTCCTTCAGCTCTATAGAGTAAACCCCATACCCAAACATTATTATTTTTGTCTAACGCGATTCCTTCATAAAGAGAAGAAGTTATTTTGCAAAATGTTTTTGTTTGTCCTTTTATAGCAACCGGAGTAGTAATATTTCGACGATCACGAGCAAAGTTGGAAAAAATATTTCCCCATGCCCAAGTCACATTATTGTTGTCAATCGCCAAAATAATTTGACTTTTAGCCATTATTTGACAAAATGTTTTATTCCCATAAATACTAACTGGTGTATTTCTACTAATTGTAGTATTATCGCCAAGTTGTCCAGATTCATTATTGCCCCATGCCCAAAGTTTACCGTTTTTGTCGATAGCTGCGGCAAAATCATCTCCAACACTTATTTGGCAAAATGTTTTTACTTGCCCTGTTACACTAACAGGAGTACGTTTTGATATATTTTCACCATTACCAAGTTGGCCGTAATAGCCTTCCCCCCAACTCCACAAACGACCATTTTTATCAATAGCTAATGAATTTGAATTACGAGCAGCTATCTTACAAAATGTTTTTGCTTGTCCCGCTACGCTAACAGGAGTACGTTTTAAAATACCTGTGTTGTCGCCAAGTTGACTATAATAATTATTACCCCAACTCCATAAACGACCATTTTTATCAATAGTTAAATAGTGCGCTGTTCCAGCGCAAATTTTACAAAAAGTTTTAGTTGCGCCTCCAAGAGCGACTGGCGTTCGTCTTGAAATAGTAGTGTTATCTCCTAATCCTGCATTAGTATTGAATCCCCAAACCCAAACTTTGCCATTTTTATCTATAGCGCCAGCAGACGTTGTTCCAGCCGTTATTTCACAAAATGTTTTATTTCCATAAATAGCAAATGGCGTAGCTCTGCTAATTGTAGTATTATCGCCAATAGAGCCATATGCGTTACTTCCCCAAGCCCAGCCTTTGCCATTTTTATCGATAGCTAAACCAAAACTATTTACAGCTCCATAATTTCCTCCTGCTATTTTACAAAAAGTTTTACTTAATCCAGCTAAACTTATTGGCGGATACTGAATAGAGTTATAGCCATTAATTCCCAATGCTCCATAACTGTCTTGTCCCCAAGAAAATATTCCACCATTAGAATTTAAACCATAAAATCCTTGATAGATTCCTTCTATTTTGCAAAAATTATTACTTGAATCAATAATAATAGGAGTGCTTTTTATAATCGGGTCATTTTGAGCAAGCTGACCTGAATTTCTTCCCCAAGCCCAAATTTGACCATTTTTATCTAAACCTAATCCACCCGCCGCTATAGGGCAAATTTCACAAAACGTTTTATTTCCGCAAATAGCAACTGGCGTACCTCTAAAAATTGTAGAATTGTTTCCAAGTTGATTAATGTTGCCATTTCCCCAAGCCCAGCCTTTACCGTTTTTATCAATGGCAAAAACATAAATTGCACCAGCTCCAGCAGCGCAAATTTTGCAAAATGTTTTATTTCCATAAAGTGCGACTGGTGTTAGTTTTGATGTAGTAGTTTGATCACCCATACTACCACCACCGGCTCCCCAAACCCAAGTTTTCCCATTTTTATCAATTGCTGCGGAAAACTGCTCTCCTCCGGTTATGTGGCAAAATGTTTTATTTCCATAAATAGCAAATGGCGTACATCTATCAATTGTAGAATTATTTCCAAGACCGCCATATGCGTTACTTCCCCAAGCCCAGCCTTTGCCATTTTTGTCTATAGCAAAAGACGATGAGTATGTAGAGGGAAATATTTTGCAAAATGTTTTAACTGCACCAGCAACACTAACTGGTGTAAATCTAGAAATAGTTGTATTATCACCAAGTGTCCCCGCGGCGTTTCTCCCCCAGCCCCAAACTCTACCATTTTTATCTATAGCTAAAGAGTAACTCCCTACACTACCGTATCTCTGAAACACTTGACAAAATGTTTTGTTTCCATAAACATTGACTGGACTTTTCGTATAGGAGTAATATTCTACACCTAAATAAAGTTTTGAAAATCCCCAACCCCATAAACGGCCATTTTTGTCAACTAAAAAAGTCTGATTTCCTCCAGTAGCTATATCACAAAATGTTTTATTTCCATAAATTGAAACGGGAGTTAATCGAATAGACGTAGTGCTTCCATCTCCTAAATAACCGCCTGCATTCCCCCAAGACCAAACTTTACCGTTTTTATCAATTGCGGAGACATAAGCTACTCTGCCGTTTCCGTTAAGTTTACAAAAAGTTTTAGTTGCGCCTCCAAGAGCGACTGGCGTTCGTTTTGAAATAGTAGTGTTATCTCCGAGTTCGCCGTTAGTGTTGTTTCCCCAACACCAAATTTTGCCATTTTTATCAAGAGCTTGAGTAGCACCAAAAGACACATTTATTTGACAAAATGTTTTAACTGCACCAGCAACACTAACTGGTGTAGCTCTGCTAGTTGTTGTGTTATCTCCAATGATGCCGTTGTTGTTGAAGCCCCATCCCCAAGCTCTGCCATTTTTATCAATAAGCATTTGTGTGGTAGTATTAGTTGCGATTTTGCAAAATGTTTTTGTTGCTCCTGAAACAGAAACAGGACTGCTTCTACCTGAAAAAGCTCCCCAACCCCAAGCTTTACCATTTTTATCTAAAGCGTAAACATGACACCGACCAGGAGCTATCTCACAAAATGTTTTTGTTGAAAAAAAATCTACCCAAACTGGAATAAAATATGAAACGTATCCTGCCTCAGCATAGGTAATTTCCCCAAAATTACTACGGCCAGCTCCCCATATAATACCATTTTCATCAATAGCAAATGATGCACCTGAATTGGCGCCTCTGGTATCTTGATTCATGCCTATCTTTATTTTGCAAAATTTTTTATTTTGCAAATACATTATTTTATTCGGTACGGCGACTGCACCTCCAAGTTCTGGAACACCTACTTGCCCAGCTCCACTATTTCCCCAGCTCCATAAATTTCCATTTTTATCAATAGCCGAAGCGGTATATGTTCCATGAGCAATCAATGCAACATTTCTTTTTGGTCTGTTAGCTCTAACTGGACCTTTTAATAAAAGAGCCATATTTTACAACGTTGAAGCTAATGTAAAAATATCACCAATTTGAGCTTCTGTTAAATTTAAATTTGAAGCAATCATTGAAACAAGAGGATGCTGCCTATGAATTTCAAGTGCATATTCCCATTCTGCAATAGCAATTTCTTTTTCTATTGGATCTTGAATATTATCAATAAAACTTTGAATTATTGCTAACGAAATTCCAGTTTTGATTAAAGCTATTCTCAATTGCCTTGGAGTACAAAGATCTGGAGGAGATGGAGTTCTTTGTTCAATCTCTTTTTCAGTTAATCTTCTAGCATAAGCCTCTTCAATCCATTTAAAATTAACTAAATCAGCATATGAACGATATGCAAGAGTTTCTGTATCATAATTATAAGGTGGATTTGGCAATCTTGTTATTTCTAATTCAACTAAATGATCTGGCAAAACGCCAGGTTGTCCGTCAACCAAATAGCGCCCTTCTCTAATTGGCCCTTCTCTTTGTTGCGTATTTAAGTTGTAAAGAAAAGTTTGCATCTTTATATATTATATTACAGCAGTTCTCTTTCTCCAAGCAATGTCCAAACATCTGATGACGCGCGTTTTAGCGCAACAACAGAGTATTGTTTTTGTGTTTTTAAAGTTTCGCTGGTGTTAATAACAACTCCAGCGCCAGTTGTGAAAGTAACTTGTCCTGCCCCAGCTTGTTCAACTAAAATTTCACTGCTATCTATCCAAGCAACAGAAGCTTGAGGCGGAACTGTAATTGTTACAGCCGTTGCGGCAGTTGTTCTAATATAGTCTCCTGCGTGCCCGAGCGCGAGAGTTAAACCAGTTCCAGTAAAACCAGAAACTAAATAATATTGGGGGCCAAAAGGCCCAATTGTTGATCCGCTAATTTGCGCGTAAATGCCAGAGTTTGTTGTCCAAATATCTCCGTTAACTGGCGAGGTTGGCGGCAAACCGTGTGGCAAATTTAAATTCGCGCGCCCTGTTGAAGATGCCGCAATTGTAGTTTTGCCGCTAATATTGACTAAAGTTCCAGAAACAATAAGAGTATTTTGATTATATTGCCCCATCACTACTCTGTCATCGCTAAATACCTCAAATATTGGCAAGCCAGCAATGTCGTTAACGCTCATTAACGAGCCTGTCATAACGTCGTCTACTTCAAACAATCTGCCGTTAACACCCTCGACGAAAAATCTGTCAACAGTCCCTGTTGAGTAGCTAGTAAGACCTAGAGTTCCGCTATTTGTAAAAGCTAGCCTAGCGGCGCCGCTCATTGATGCATCCAGCGAAGAAGATCCGGTAGTTCCTGTATTGAACTCCAGTATGCCAGAATTTGGATGTATTAATATGTTGGGCATTGTTATATTTTACACTTTATAGACGAAAACGGCCTTTTATAGCGTTGTAGTTTTGACGGATTTCAGTAATTGATAATGCGCGGTTATATATGCTAGCATTAAATATTCTTCCATTTGAAAAACCAGTATAAACTGTTGGCATTGCTCCTATATGAACTTGATTACTTGAAATATCAAAAGTAGAGGTAAAGGTTGTATTGGATGCCACTAAATTTCCATTTATGTAAAGTTTTAAATCGTCTGTTATTGTACTAGCAACTGCAACAACATATGTAAAAGTATTTCTATAATCTCCGCCCGAATTAACATTTTTTTGGCTACGATCAACTCCAGTAATTGTAAGACCTAATGACCCACCTACACCTATTCCCATAGAATATTGCTCATAACTGCCAGCATAATTATTTTGTTTAAAAATTATTGGACCATAATTAGAACTATGCCCTGATAAATTTACAAATGCACATAAGCTAATAGCGCCAGTTGGATTTAAACTAGAAGAATTAGGCACAGCCACATAATCATTTGATGCGTCAAAAAATATTCCTCCACCATTGGCGCTACTAAAAATTGGCCCATTAGTTAAAGTCCCATTATTCCCATTTCCGCTCAAATCAACCCACGAAGTTCCACTGCCCGGATAACTTTTAGTGTTCGCCGCATCTAAGCATAAAACTAAACCATCTTGGACTAAATCTGGACCCCCGGAGACACTCATAGTTTGAACCTTCCTTTGGTGGCGTTGTAGTTTTGACGAAGCTCTGTTTCAGACAATGCCTTAGTATATATTTGCAAATTTGCAATACGGCCTTTAAATGGTAAAAATCCATTCATACGGACACCTATATTAAAAACTCCAAATGTTATAGATGAATGTCCAACAGTGTTAGTAGCTTTGGACATGCCACTTCTTTGGAATAAATATGCTGTAGCTGGCGTATTTCCGGCCCCAACTACAACGGATACAGCAACCATACACCAATCTAAATTTGGAGTCGCTAACCCGCTATTCCAATTATAGGTAGAAGCATTATTATTCCAATTATATGTAATTTTATCAGCATCATAAAATTGTAACGCAAATGCCGGATTTGTTCCAGCTGAACTAGGCGATTCAAATATAGTATCTTGATACACCTGATTACCGTCTCTGTATAGCCAACATACTATTGTTGAACTTCCCGCTACCGCAGAAATGCTACCCGTTGCATAATCATTGGTACCATCAAATATTAAACTTCCACTATTTTCGCTACTAAAAGTGGGTCCATTTAACAAAGTTGCATTGCCTCCATTTCTGCTTATATCAGTCCAAGTTGTCCCGCTACCAGAATAACTTTTTGGATTTCCGGCATCTAAACAAAACAAAAGATTATCAGTAACTATTTTTGGGCCGTTACTATACATTTTAAATAATTCCAGTTGCTGTCCACTCAACACCAGTCAAGATATTAAGGATCTCGTCATAAGTGTACGGGCCTTCTGCGCCAGAAATTGTGGCGACAAAAGCGGGTTCCGCGCCCTCCCATTTCACAAATGTTTTTGTCTCATCGATTGATTTTCTAACAGTTTCGGCGCTGGTTTCTAAAACAAGATTAAAGTCAACCTTGGTTAATTCAGAAACTGGCAGGATTAAGTATTCGCGGTTTTCGAAATGATGACTCATAGTTTGTATCTTCCTTTTAAAGCGTTGTAGTTTTGAAGTATTTGGGTTGGCGAAAGAGCAACATTGTATAAGCTAATATGACTGAACGAAGCGCTCATTGGATAATTATTAGATGGCGTATTACCAAAAGTTAAGCTAGATGATGTGTTGGTTATATTACCAGGAGATGCATTTTGACTGGCTAAAACTGCGCCATTTTTATAAATATACAAAAAGGTTCCAGATTTTACGAAAGTTAAATTCATAAAAGATCCACTTACATTTGCGCCAGCAGTTCCAACAAAATAGCCTATCCAATCATTAACAAAAAAATAAAAAAGACCATTCTCAAAAAAAGCGCCAAATCCATCATTCCAATTATCGTCTGTTTGTTTCCCAAAAAGACACATATAATCTGTAGTGCCAATTATTTTTACTAAAAAATTAATAGTAATATCTGATGTGAAACTAGATATCGTCGAATTATTTGATATAAATATATTATCGTCTGTGCCATCAGTAGTTATAACCCCTTTATTTTCCGTTGAATAAGTTGGGCCGTTATAAAGAACGGCGTCATTTCCGTTTCTTCTCAAATCTGTCCAAACTGTTCCAGAACCAGGATAGCTTTTTGGATTCGCAGCATCCAAGCACAAAACAAGATTATCAGTAACTATTCTTGGCCCGTAATAATTCGGCATATTAAAACTCCACGGTTAATTTCTCTACGTCTTTGCGCTCGGCATAAACAATATAGAAGTAATCCATATTGCCCCCGTTACCGTTAACGTAAACGCTGCCGCTGTCTACCGCCTCAACATAAAGCTCCTTAAATGATCCAATAGGAGTTAGCTGAACTGAAATAGAGTTCCAATCAACTAGCGCGACCCAATAATCGGGTAATTTAATCTCTCGCCCACGCCCACGCCCGCGCACGTACACGCCATTTTCTGGGCCTTCCAAGCAGGCATATTGTAACTTCATTCCCTCTTTAGTCGGGTGGTCAATTAGGAACGCCTTTGTTTGCGCTGCTAAGTGTCCATTAACTGTTGTATTAACGCCAATTGTAACTAAGCTGCCTGTATCGGTTATTGAAGAATTGCCAACTGCTGTTGTTGAACTAAATTTCGCAACTGTATTAGTTGTTCCTGAGATGGTCCCTGCTCCACTTGTTCCGCTTGTGCCAGCCGCGCCGCTTGCTCCGCTTGTGCCACTAGTGCCAGTTGTGCCGCTAGTTCCAGCCGCGCCAGTTGCACCGTTTGTACCGCTAGTGCCAGTTGTGCCGCTAGTTCCAGCCGCGCCAGTTGCACCGTTTGTACCGCTAGTGCCAGTTGTGCCGCTAGTTCCAGCCGCGCCAGTTGCACCGTTTGTACCGCTAGTGCCAGTTGTGCCGCTAGTTCCAGCCGCGCCAGTTGCACCGTTTGTACCGCTAGTGCCTGAAGAACCACTTATACCAGTAGTACCGCTTGTTCCGGTTGTGCCGCTGGTTCCACTAGTTCCAACTACTCCACTTGTCCCACTTGTACCATGGGTTCCCGTGGAAGATCCACTAGTACCGCTTGTGCCTGCGGTGCCTGTTGCACCTTGTGGACCTACTAAGCCTGCTGGAACTAAAGTAGAAAGATTCATATTACATTGGTGTTAATCCAACACTAGTAGCGATGCTTTGATAAAATGGACCATCGTCAGTCCAGTTCTGACATTGTTGCTCTGTGACATCAACAATCATAGAAGACACTTCTTCATTATTGGCCCATAAATGGCATCCAGCTTTTGCAGCATTATTGCTATATGTCACCCAGCGAACTTCAAAAATATTGGCTTGTTTTTGACCATCTTTTGTCCAAACCGTTATTGGGACTATGTACATTCCATTCATAATTTATATTAATTTTTTATATAGGATTATCTCCTATTTCTTTACTAGAGATCCGTAGAGTATCCAATTGATTTGGAAGTCCTGCGCTGCCAGCGCCCCAATATAAACGGGTTGCTTGAACAGTACTTGTACTGTTAGTTCGCGTAAATTGAGGCGAAGCTGGTCTGGTAGCTGTATTTGCATAATAAACGTTGACTATAGCATTTGAACCCGTTCCTTTTTTATATTGGACCCATGCATATTTAATAGTTTGATATAAAAGCTCTCCGCCAGGAAATACATCAAACCCTTGCCCAAGATACCTTGTATTGTTTGGCCCCCAATTTCCAAACGCAATCAATGTACCAACACTCCCCTGTATTTGAAATGCATAATTGTAATAATTCGCTATATAAAATTTAGCAAAAACCCATAATTCATCTTGACCTGGGAAATCAATAAATGCATAATTATTAGTGCTATTTACTCGCAACGATCTGGTCCCTGCTAATGGTGATGTTGCACTGTTTGAAACATTCCAATAGGTCCACCCTGCTTTTGGAGAAGCTGTTTCAAAATCATCTTCAAAAATATACCTTGGCTCCGTTATAATTTTAGGCCCTTTATTGAAATTACGTAAATGCAAAAGCATATTAAGCGATAACTCCTTTGATAATAGCAAACGCAATTACAATTGCTTGTGAAAGTGCGCCAGCAGAACGATTTACTACAGAAATTTGAAATGATCCAGCGGCATTTCCACCAGCTATTAAATCATAATCATAAATATTTGTATAACCTGATTTAAGATTTAAAACCACTAAATCACCAGCAGCCATTGCGCTATTAGTAACTGTAAATGTTACACCCGCTCCCGCAGCCAATTCTGCGGAATTCATTGTGATTGCGCCGCAAGCTTTATTGAGCGTAACGCCAGTTGATTTTGACGTTAGCTGCGTAACTGCTCCTCCTGCTCCAGTAGAATAGCCTATTCCTAGCGTACCAGAATTAGATAAAATAGCCCCAGAAGATACAATATTTTTAGCAACGCCAATTCCTCCGCTAACTACTACTGCGCCACCTGTTGATGTAGTCGTATCTGTAGTGTTTGTAAAAGAAACGCTTCCGCTTGCACTAAGTGTCGTGATTCCTGTTAACGCCAACATTGTAGCGCCAAGCGCGACAGAGTTTGTTCCAATCGTTATATTGGATGGCGTTGGATCTCCATAAATTAAGTAAACGCTTCCAGTATAATACCAATTTAATTGCAGTCTGCCTGCACTTGGAATTGTTACTGTAGTGATTGTAGTGTTTGTGGCTACAGAATAAGATGATGGAATCGTAAGAATATGGCTTGCTGCATCAGTATTAGTAACCAATAAAGAAAACCATTGATCTGCACTTGGAGTAGAGCTAAAAGTAAAAGTAGAATCAACAGCAATACTTTTTGTATTTAAAGCTTTGCTAGTGTCAATGGCTAAAGCTGCAATTGCATTTGCTGTCGTAACACTAGCCCCATTAATCGTCGCTATGCCAGTTGCAGTCAACGCCCCAGTAGAAACTGAAGATGGAGTAATGGCACCAAGAGAAAGTGAAATTGCCGCTGTGGTATTTGGATTAGTGACGGTTCCAGAAACTCCATTTGCGGTTGTGACTGAAACACTTGTAACTGTTCCGCTATTACCCCCTAGTTCAGCGATAAAATCAACTTTCCATCCAATGGTCGCATCAATATAAGTCAAACTAATAACCGCCGAGATATCGCATACTAAATCTTCACTCAAGCTATCTATTTTAGAACCATTTCTTGCAATGGTTAAATTATTTGTGGGCCAAGTTCCCTCGCCATCATTTATTTCTATGTAATATCCAGCAGCAGGAGAAGCTGGCAATGTAACAGCAAAAGCTCCAGAAGAAGTATCGGCAATTACTCTATCTCCATTGGCGGCGGCATAATTTGATGTTTTTACCGTCCAAGATGGAACGTTGCCACTAGTACCGCTAGTTCCAGCGGCGCCCTGTTGACCCGTTAAACCAACTGGAAATAGTGAAGTTAAGTTCATTTTTTAAAAAAATTAATTCTCTAAAACCCAGTTTAAATTATTTTCATCCCAATTATATACATTCCCATCATTAGGATATGGAACTGGAGCCTTCCAATTTAAATTTTCTTCGTCAAATAGCCAAGATAAAAACGGCTGTGGAGGTATGAAGGCATCACGAATTTCATCGTAACGATAGCCGATTCCAGCAAATCGTTTGCGAATATTTCCATTGTATGAAGTACGAACGCATTTTTGTTTACGAAAATTACCGTACCATTCTTCTGGAGTAAGGTTTTCAATTAATTCATTCTCATCAATACCAACTATAACTTCAGTAACAACATTATTACTATCTAAAAAAGCATAATGAGCCATAATATTTAAAATGTTATTGTTCCAGTGCCTCCGGTAACTGAAAGGACTGTATATGCTCCATCTGTTGCTGTAGATGCAGTTAAACCAGCGCCAATATTTACTGTTCCTAAAAATCTAAGAATAACGATGCCGCTACCTCCATTGCCTCCACTCCCAGTGGCAAAAACAGGAGAGGTCGCCAAATTGCCTCCACCGCCACCACCTCCAGTATTAGCTGAACCACTAAATCCGCTTAAATTTACATTTCCATTTGCTCCCGCACCCCCACCTCCAGCACCACCACTAGATGCAGTTTGTGTAGTTCTGGAGTCATAGCCTCCACCACCGCCACCAGCGCGAGTAATTGACGTTCCAGTTATTGACGAAGCGCTGCCATTTCCTCCCGAACCTGGACCAGATGCACTTCCATTAGCTCCACCTGCACTAGCTCCACCACCGCCACCACCTCTGCCGCCAGATCCTGCGTTATATCCATTGCCACCATTATATCCTTGTCCAGAAGATGCAATTCCGCCAGAAGTATTAGCTCCACTATCACTTGCTCCACCACCACCGCCCGAACCACCATTTAAGCCATTTGTTATTGTTTTGGCTCCACCTCCGCCTCCGTCAGAAATTATTGTTGAAAAAACACTATTTGATCCCGTAGCTCCATTATTTCCTACATCTCCACTGCCTCCTATTCCTCCGCTACCTCCAGCGCCAACAGTAACAGTTATGGCTTGATTGCGCTGCACCGTTAAAGTTCCAGTTCTATATCCACCTGCGCCCCCGCCTCCACTTCTAGATGTGCCGCCACCTCCGCCACCTGCAACAACAAGATACTCAACATTCAAGGCAGTGCGCCGAGAAGGAACAGTGACTGTACCTGATCCTTGCCCAATCCACTCCGACACTTGACTTGCTGATAAACCTTTTAAAAATTGCCTGCTCATAATCAACTAATACGATTTACATATCCCGTAATTATAATTTTATTTGTTGTTCCTGCGTATGCTCTTACTGTTGATGCGGCTGAACCTGTACCTGTTAAAATCAAACCAGGAACAACTAACGTTAGCCCAGAAGTTGCTGGAATACTAAGTTTAATTGTATCGTCAGGATCTGTTGTCCCGCCAAATTCAATTGTTAATGTTATTGCTGAAGTATCGGAATTATAAGCGTAAAGCCAAATCTCATCTATAATTGAAGACGAAGTGTCTGTCGCATGTATTGTTGTGCCTGCGCTTGCTGTCGCAGCTACTTTAATCCCACGACCATTTGTGCTGCCAGATAATTTGAGTTTTGAAAATGAAGCCATTTTAAGAAAATACTTGTGCTGCTAAAACATAATCTGAAGAAACTGAACTTAAGTTTACCCCGCCCAATTCTGATATAAAATCAACTTTCCAACCTATCGTTGCATCAACATAAGTAAGACCTAGTGTTGCAGAATAGTTGCAAACTAAATTTTCCGCTAAACTACTTATATTACTGCCATTTCGGGCAATTGTCAAATTATTTGCGCCCCATGTTCCTTCAGGATCATTTATCTCAATGTAGTTTGCTGCTGATGGAGAGCTTGGTAATGTAATCGTGAAAGAGCCAGCAGAAGTGTCTGCTAGTATTCTGTCTGAGTTTACGGCAGTGTAATTGGATGTTTTTACTGTCCAAACTGGCATTAAGCCGCTGGTTCCGCTGCTACCAGTTGTGCCGCTAGTGCCATTTACGCCGCTGGTTCCGTTAATGCCACTAGTACCAGTTGTGCCGCTAGTACCGTTAGCGCCTGCTGCGCCGTTTGTGCCGCTACTACCGCTAGTGCCAGTCGTACCGCTTGTGCCGTTAGCGCCATTCGCACCGCTAGTGCCACTGCTACCGCTAGTGCCAGTTGTACCGCTAGTACCGTTTAGGCCGCTTGTGCCGTTGGCGCCTGCTGCGCCGTTTGTGCCGCTACTACCGCTAGTGCCAGTTGTGCCGCTAGTACCGTTAGCGCCTGCTGCGCCGTTTGTGCCGCTACTACCGCTAGTGCCAGTCGTACCGCTTGTGCCGTTAGCGCCATTCGCACCGCTAGTGCCACTGCTACCGCTAGTGCCAGTTGTACCGCTAGTACCGTTTAGGCCGCTTGTGCCGTTGGCGCCTGCTGCGCCGTTTGTGCCGCTACTACCGCTAGTGCCAGTTGTGCCGCTAGTACCGTTAGCGCCTGCTGCGCCGTTTGTGCCGCTACTACCGCTAGTGCCAGTCGTACCGCTTGTGCCGTTAGCACCATTCGCACCGCTAGTGCCACTGCTACCGCTAGTGCCAGTTGTACCGCTAGTACCGTTTAGGCCGCTTGTGCCGTTGGCGCCTGCTGCGCCGTTTGTGCCGCTACTACCGCTAGTGCCAGTCGTACCGCTTGTGCCGTTAGCACCATTCGCACCGCTAGTGCCACTGCTGCCGCTAGTGCCAGTTGTGCCGCTGGTGCCGTTAATCCCGCTTGTACCTGACGAACCGCTAGTACCTTCTGTGCCGCTAGTGCCTGAAGATCCACTTGCGCCACTACTTCCTGTCGCACCACTAGTGCCTGAAGATCCACTTGTTCCTTCTGTACCACTAGTACCGGAAGAGCCGCTCGCTCCGCTACTTCCTGTTGCGCCGCTTGTGCCTGAAGAGCCGCTAGTGCCTTCTGTTCCACTAGTGCCAGTTGTACCGCTTGTTCCTCCTGTGCCAGAAGAACCGCTAGTTCCATTAATTCCAGATGTTCCGCCAACAGCAACGTTCCAAGTGTTTCCGTCGCTTATTAATGTTACTGCCTCATATTGATCTAAAACATAAGTATCATTTCCATCAATTTGACCAAGAGAAGTCCCATCAATTGTTAATGCGCCAGAACCTTTATTCTTTACTGTGAACTCTCTGCCAAGATTTGAGGAGGCGCTGATTAAAGTGAAAGTGATTGGCGAGCTTGAATTTCCAACAATTACATTGTCATCAACAGTAATTTGGTAAGAAGATGTTTTGACATCAACGTTTCTAACTAAGCCCTCGAAAGACAAAGTGTCGCCAACAGAAAACGCGCCAGAAACATAGCTTTGGCCCGTGCCGTTTAATCTGATAGTGTCAGTATTAAACCAAACGCCGCTACCAGAATGGTAAGAGATAATTTGGCCTTCTTGTTTATTGATGATTCTGACATCGTGAATTTCATTAAGCTCATAACCATTTTGAACTTTAACAAGAATTTCGCCAGCAGTAACATGGCTTCTAACGCAATAGCCAACAAACACTCCGTGATCTGGAGCAATTGGTTTTCCAGTTTGATACTCTCCAGAATTTACAGTTGAAAGCCAAAGGGCAGTTCCAGCAGGAATCAAAGATGTATCTAGACCTTTTAATACGCCTTCAAGAATAACATAGCCATCTGCACCAGCAGCGATGCTTTCTGCTGTGTAGCCAAAAGTTTTTGAAGAGGCCATTTCATATCCAGCAAAAGCTTTTTCGACTGCAATTTTATTTCCTTGTGATCCACTTACGTAAACAACAGTGCCCTTTACCAGAGTTCCTGTTGTTGGGTTTGTTACATATTGATATAAATGCTGCCCAACATCTAAATCAACATTACCGCCAAGTAAACCAAGAGAAAGAGTGCCTTTGCCCGCATTCCAATTTAATTCGCCAACTTCAACAACATCAGATACTCCAGTATTAAATAAAATTTCATCTGTTTTTACAGAGCCTGATACTACAATATAATTTCCTGATTGATACGCGATGCTTTCGTCAATACCTCCATTGTCTGTATATTTTGGAATATAATTAGCTTCACCAGATACAGCTAATACATTTCCGCTTGTGCCGCTGGAGCCAGTTAAACCGCTGGAGCCGCTAGTGCCTTCGGTGCCGCTAGTGCCTGATGAACCGCTAGTACCTTCTGTGCCGCTGCTGCCTGACGAGCCGCTGGTGCCAGTTGTGCCGCTGGTGCCATTGATGCCGCTTGTACCAGATGAACCGCTAGTGCCTTCTGTACCGCTGGTGCCACTAGTACCTTCAGTACCGCTGCTGCCTGATGAACCACTAGTACCATCAATGCCGCTAGTGCCTTCTGTACCGCTGCTGCCTGATGAACCGCTAGTGCCAGTTGTGCCACTAGTGCCAGTTGTGCCGCTTGTACCGCTAGTGCCTTCTGTGCCGCTTGTACCGCTAGTACCTTCTGTGCCGCTGCTACCTGACGAGCCGCTAGTACCTTCTGTACCACTGCTCCCTGACGAGCCGCTAGTGCCAGTTGTGCCACTGGTACCGTTGATGCCGCTAGTACCTGACGAACCGCTAGTGCCTTCTGTACCGCTGGTGCCGCTAGTGCCTTCTGTACCGCTGCTGCCTGACGAGCCGCTAGTGCCAGTTGTACCGCTAGTGCCATTAATGCCGCTAGTGCCTGACGAACCGCTAGTGCCTTCTGTGCCGCTTGTACCACTTGTGCCCTCGGTGCCGCTTGTACCGCTTGTGCCTTCAGTGCCGCTTGTGCCGCTAGTGCCTTCTGTACCGCTTGTGCCGCTAGTGCCTTCGGTGCCGCTGCTACCTGACGAGCCGCTGGTGCCTTCTGTACCGCTGCTGCCTGATGAACCGCTAGTGCCAGTTGTACCGCTAGTGCCATTAATGCCGCTAGTGCCTGACGAACCGCTAGTGCCTTCTGTGCCGCTTGTACCACTTGTTCCACTAGATCCGCTATCTCCTTTATCGCCAGTTCTAGCAAATGTTAAAATACAATCATCTCCATCAACGAATGGATTAGAAACCGAGCTATCTACAGGAGAAACAGTAATTTTAAAATACCCAGAAGCCTCCTCTGTAGCGCTAATTGTAAACAGAATAAAAACAGCAGTATCAAATAATTTGCTTACCTTTACGTGACCTTTTATTGTTGAGGTCGAGTCGTCAATTGTCCTCAAATAATTTTGTATATCTGACCCATTCAAATCAACGTCATCAAGGCTTATTCTTGTAGAAGAATTTTGAGTTGATTGATTAAATATAAAATTCCCTGATCCGGGATCAGAGTCAGTTGTTACTGAACTAAAATTATATTTAAATGATGCGCCGCCAAAATTACCATCTTGACCAGATGTGCCAGCGGTTCCAGAAGATCCGCTAGTACCGCTGCTGCCACTAGAACCACTAGTGCCTGACGAGCCACTAGTACCTTCTGTGCCGCTTGTGCCGCTAGTACCTTCTGTGCCGCTGCTACCTGAAGATCCGCTAGTGCCAGTTGTGCCACTGGTGCCATTAATGCCGCTAGTGCCGTTGATACCGCTAGTGCCTGATGAACCGCTAGTACCTTCGGTGCCGCTTGTGCCGCTAGTGCCTTCTGTACCGCTGGTGCCGCTTGTGCCTTCTGTACCGCTGGTGCCGCTTGTGCCTTCTGTGCCGCTAGTGCCGCTAGTGCCTTCAGTGCCACTTGTGCCGCTAGTACCTTCGGTGCCGCTACTGCCTGACGAACCGCTAGTGCCAGTTGTGCCGCTAGTGCCGTTGATGCCGCTTGTGCCAGATGAACCGCTAGTGCCCTCTGTACCACTTGTGCCGCTGGTGCCTTCTGTACCGCTGGTGCCGCTTGTGCCTTCAGTTCCGCTTGTGCCGCTAGTACCCTCTGTACCGCTTGTGCCGCTAGTACCTTCGGTGCCGCTACTGCCTGACGAGCCACTAGTACCTTCGGTGCCGCTACTGCCTGACGAGCCGCTAGTGCCAGTTGTGCCGCTAGTGCCGTTGATGCCGCTTGTGCCAGATGAACCGCTAGTGCCCTCGGTGCCGCTTGTGCCGCTGCTACCTGACGAACCACTAGTTCCCGTAGTACCACTAGTGCCACTAGTGCCTTCGGTGCCACTTGTACCACTGCTACCTGATGAACCGCTACTGCCACTTGTGCCGTCATTACCGCTAGTGCCGTTACCAATTACTTGATCAACTTCAATAATTTCAGTAGGTGGGCAAACTCCGGTTGAAGTTTCTACAATTTCAACCGCACCACAAACTCCTGAAACTATAACCTCTACAGTTATGTCTGGCATATTAGGACAGTGTTGAAATATTAGTATCTACGGCCACTGAGCCTTTTAATATTTTTTGGATTGTGCCATCAGCGTATTTCACAAGCACATCATACTTTAATGGACCAGGATGTAGGATCGCGGTTTGCGCGGCAGTTAAAGTTAATTTGATGAGGCCAGAAGCTGGAGTTACTTTTGTAACTGTAAAAGTTTGAATTGTGGGCAAGTAATAGTCCTGCTTAATCTCCGAGTCGATTGTCGCATTAGTAACATCAATTGCTGTTCCTGTGTCATCCTTTAGGGTTAAGACTAAACAGAAATCTACGTTTCTTTCTATGGAGATATTGTAGGTAGAAGCAGACATGGCGCGGCCTTCTATGAATTTACACAAAAAGCGCATCATAAAGATGCGCTTTCGCAGTTAAATTTAATTGTTTTTTAACCTTGGTATCCAGCAGTATAGTAACCAGTGCCAGTAAGAAACAAAATATCAATCAATCCGCTTTTTGCGACAGTTTGAACTGGCTTTGCCTGATACATATTATAAGCATAGACAAGTTTATTTAATTCTTCAATATGATCTTTTGACAACTGTCTAAATGTTTTGCTTACTTCATTACTGTTTACAAAAGAAACAGAACTGTCCTCATCACTTACAGATAAAATCGCATTTGTTGAAGACGAAGCAATTGCTTTAATCGCATTTCGCGATTTCTTTTTATAATACTGCGAAAGATAAAGATGCTTAAAAATATTTTGTTGCTCTTGATTAAAGTCGCCATCGCCAGACAAATCAGAGTAAATAAGATTATTAAGCTCGCCAACGTTTGCGCGAAGCCAGCCAGAAATTGAACTCAAATTTACTTCATTTGTATCGGCATCAAATTCGTAAAAAAAGATGCCACTAGCGATGTCGAATAAGTTAGCCATTTAAAATTTTTCCGAGCTGTTCTTTTTGTTCTTTTGTGAACATCTCTTTTGTTTGAGGTTGAGGAGAAAAATGCCCTCTGCTTTGTCCATTTTGAGTGTCGAATTGCTTGAGCAAGCGAGTTCTAATTGCCGCCATACTTCCAGATGAATCTACTTTCATTTTTCTTGCATAAGCTTGAAGTTCAATAATTCCTAACTCATTAATATTTTCTTCAAAAATTGTGCGATTAGCGGTGCCAAAACGATTAACTTCTTTAATTCCTAATGCAGTCTCAAGCTCTCTGATTTTAGAGCGATATTCTGGTGAATTTTTATCTGCAATTTTTTCGATTTGCTCAAAAAGGCCACCATTGCCTTCATTTGTTTTTCCAGTAGAGATTTCCATACTAGATGGTAATGTAGTATTTACACTTTTCCAGAGTATAGAGAATAAAAAACCCGCCCTTTTTGGGGGCGGGTTTCGAAGCTTATGAGAGCTTATCAGACGATCTTGCCAACAAGAGCGCGAACGTCGAGGATTACGCGGCCTTCCTCAAGGGAGCCGAAGTAACCGATCTTGTTCTGACGGATGCTGTATTGATCATCAGCGACGAGGGAGAACTCAGAGTTGGAATCTGGGTCAGTAGCGACAACACGGAGAAGTGAGTCGCGGCTGCGGTCGATACCAACAAGGATTTCCTCGGTAGCGCCAGCGAAGTCACCGCTGCTACCACCAGCGGCGGTAGTGTAAGCGGTTGCACCAGCGGCAGTGTCGAAGATAGTGTTGAACTTCTGACCTTTGCCCATTTCGTTAAACTCAAGGATGCTTACACCGTAGAAGCTGGGGATGCCAGCGCTACCGTAGATAGCAGAGCGCATTTCGTCAGTGGCGGGGATACCAACAGTCGAAGCAGTGCCGCCAGAGGCAGTGATGCCAGAGAGGGTGTTGACTGGGTTGTAAGCCATTGCGCGAATCTGCTCAACGATTTCTGGAGATACAAGAAGGTCAGAGATACCAGCGCGAGCGCCAGTAGCTGGGGTGCCTTTTGTCCAAGAAGTGTTGATGCGCTTTGCAAGGGTAAGAAGCTCGTTCAGGTCGGCAAGAAGGAAACGACCGCTCTGATTGGAGCGTTGAACGTGAGCTTTACCATTGGTTGAAGCAGCAGCGAGAGTGCTCATTACAAGAGTAGCGGAAGTGCGCTCTTGCTTGAGAAGAATCTCTTGAGCCATACGGGTGAAGGTCTTGGCGACTACATCCATACGATGCTTTGCAGCATAGCGACGGTCGAATGAAAGGGCGCTATCTAATGAATAGGTAGTGACCTTCATTTCTGAAGTAGTTGGAAGAACTTGGTTGGTGGGAAGACCGCCAGCGACAGACTGGGAGTATACAGTGATGTAGTCCTCGTCAGTAATGTCGTAGTAGAGGTCAAGAGGAATGCTGGGATTATCGTCGGCGTTGAATGGCAGGCTGGTGAACAGGTTGCTCAGTGTAGGAGCATTGTTTACTACCTCTGCGAGAACGGGACCAATGAATTCAGCGAGTGCGACTTGAGCGTCATAGGCAACGGTGCGATTACGGCTAGCCATTGCTTTAACAAGCTCAATTTGTTCTGGAGTGCGCTTTAGTGTGATTTTCATTTAAGTAGGTTCCTTTCTATTACATGCGGAGGCCAACTACAGCGAATACGCCAGAGAACTGGTCGGGGCTGCTGGTGAGGTTGGAGCGTGAGCCGGTGCCGAGAACGAGACCGAGCTTGCCATCGTCATTGTGGGCGCAGCCAGTGATCTTGCCGCCGTTAGCGGAAAGTTTGAAGCCAGAGCCTACAGTGAGGGTGCCATCGATAGCGTCTTTAGAAAGGGTGAAGATACCACGGGTAGCGACTGGAACGGCTTGGCCGGGCAGTACGCACATAAGCTCTTCAGCTTTCTGACGATAATAGAGAAGCTTTTCACCGTTTTCGTCGTACTTTGCAGTTTGACGGAGGGTGAGGCCAAGGCAGTTGGTAAGGTCGCCAGAAGCGGCGGGAGTTACCTTGAGATTTACCTTGGGGTATTGGTTAACACCGACAAATGGGAAGTCGGTTTTGCCGAGATAAGAGTCAGAACCGTATGAAACAGGGTCAAGGTCAAAGTTGCCAGCGGAAACTTTAACGAAAACGCCTGCGTCACCAGTTCCAACGCCGGTTACGTTCTCGTTGACGGCGGCGTCAACGAGAGCGTACATGTTTACTACATCATGATCGTCATATTGACGAAATGGTAGGAGACGGATAGCCATATTATTTTCCTTTAGTGTTGTTTACAGTTAATTTTTATTATTTAGAATAGCTTACGCTAATATTTTCACGGGAAAACGCTTGAGCGAATTTCTCACGTAAAGATTTTTCGACAGAGACTTTGCTCTCTGGAGCAGTATTGGTAGCTTTTGCATTTTCTAATGCAGCTTCAATATTGGCCTGCTTGTCCTCTGCTTTGACTTCGGTAGTAGCGGAAGCTTTGCTGACTTCTTTGAGGCGAGCCTCAACTTGTTCAGCGATCTTCTTTTCGATCTCCTGAGCTTGAGCTTTGATAAAGTCTTTGTTTTTGTGCTTCCAAACAACAGCGAACTTTTCTTTGTAAGAAGCGAAAGCCTCTTCTGCTGAGTCAAGAGCTTGAACTTCACCAATGACAACCTTGCGGTCTTCATCAGAAAGCTCGTATGCGGCATCAAGTTCTGCAACGCGAGAATTGACGCGAGCAACTGCCTCTTCTTGAGCTTTGGCAGTTTTGATCTCATTAAGCTCTGCTTGAGCTTTCGAAAGCTCTGACTTGATTTGTTCTACGGAAGCGATTGTCTCGTCGTACAGTTTTTGAGCTTTTTCTTTAGCTTCTTTCTCTGCGGCGATAGACTCGCGGTACTCTGCATCTTTCTGTTTGATAGCTTCAGCAAAATGATTGGTCATTGAAGCGACAGCCTCTTCACCAAACTTCTTTTCCAGAAGAGCAGACTTTAATTCTGCGATAAGTTTTTCTAAGTCCATATGGTTTATAGTTTTTACATTTTTTATATCTAAAATGGAATTTGATTTTTTATTCGATATAAAAGCTTGAACTTCCTCAAAGCATTTTGCATTAAGGGTTTCTTCGTTTTCTTCGTATTCCTTCTCCTCTTTCTCGTCTTCAATCGAAATCATAGGAGTTTGGTCAAATGCAACAACGCCATTGACTTGCGCTGCTGGATTTGTTGTGAATCCGCCACCGAGTGGATAAATATCACCAACGATTAATCTGTGAATAGGAGTTCCATCTTTCATCTTACCGGAGCCTCCTTTTGATTTTAAATATGGCATGTATTCGTTGATCTTTTCTGGATCAGTGATAATATCAGCCTCTTTTAAATACGAACTTCCAAGAGCTAAAAAGTATTTGCTAAACCCAATTTCCCAGCTTGCGGAGATGGAATTATGGAAAGTATCTTTAGGATCAGAATTTCGGAGCATCAGTTCTGCAAATTTTTTATCAACAGTCTTGTAAACAACACCAGCAACAGAAAGATAAAATGGGTCGAGTGTTTGGCCCGCTTCTGTTTCTGTCATAAATTCATTGGTCCCTATTTTATTAAATGAAACATTAGTGATATGACCAACAACTCGCTCTTTATTATGTTCTATATTAAGATATTTATTAAGAAAGCGCTTTGCAATCTTTGAAGCTGTGGCCCCAGAGATGCCGTCCCCATTAGAATTAATCATGTTGGGAACAGCTAAATTGAATGAAACACCAAGCAAGTCAGGATTTTCCTCAAAATCGATTTTGGGAGAAAGCTTCTTAAGCTCGTCCAGAGACGCTTTGGAAACTTGAAATTTTTCGTGCCCAAATGGGTAACAAGCAAAAGATGTCAAGTCTAAAGTCGTTTTATACTTATAGGCCATAGGTTACTTTACAGCAGAATGGTAAAAAATGGCCGCAGAATATTCCTCTAGCGCATATTCTTCCGCAGTATCTAGAATTTCTTGCATGGGCGAAAGCTTTTCAATATGATCCATGTCATTAAAACATTTTTGCAAATTAAAGACCCAATCTTTTCTGTTGCTCGATGCAACGATCTTCTTGCATAACTGAGTTACGCTTTCGTTCTGCTGGTCGTTTAATTTTTCTACCTTGAATCTTTCCGCTGCGAAAGATACTGCGGATTTCATGAATGTATCAATCTCATATACCGTAGACTGAATATCTTTTCTTGAAGCTTTGGCAACTGCTGGTCTCCCAGCAGTGGAATTTGTAGGAGCGCCTGTTGGAGCGCCGACAAACTCCTCGATAACTGGAATGCCACCAACGATTGGATTGTAATGGCCCTTTTTGCGCTGTTCGAAAAGAGCGTCCTGCGCGGGCGCGAGTTCGTCCGCGCTTGGAAGTTTGCCAGTTCTAATAGATTCGATGCCTTGCTCTGGAGACAGAACTCCGATTTCGATCATTCTACTGATCGTTCTCATATACTCTGTCTCATTCTTCAGATCGATCTCAGTAAACTTTGCAGTTGGATACGCACGGAAGCCGAGATCTTTGGAGATTCTTACTATCTCTGGTTGAAGAATGTCATTAAGAAATGCGTTGCGAGATTCTTTGAGTCTCTCCATGAAGAAACTGATTTTCGCATTTGCTCCATTATACTTTTCCTCTCCAAGCATAACATTCATCAAGCCTTCTTTGATATCCCGATCTAATACTTTATATTTTTCCTCTCCGACAACCTTCTTAAGATCAGGAATAATAAATTCTGCTCTTGTAGTATAGTCGGAAACAAGAACACGCCCAACGCTTTCATTCATGAAGAGGTTTTGCATGGCGGTCATGTTGGCGGGATTGATTCCGCCCTTGTCTGGGTCCGAACCCATTGTGATAAGCAGAATAACATTCTCCACGGTACGCGCAATAGCTTGATCAATTCTCTTTAATTCGATTTTAGCGTTTACGTCTTCTAAAACTGGATAGCAAAATGGAATAGCAAAAGGCTCATAATCCTGCTTTTTGTAAAAAGAGTAAGTCAAAAACTTTGGATCTAATTTAATCTTTAAGCCGTCTCTAAAGTATTGCTTGTTCTTGATTTTTTCTCTCGTATCTGGATCAAGACCGTTAAGAAGCTCAACATCTGCATCGTCTTTTGGATTTTTTAGTCTTTCCAACTCGTACTCAGAAAGAATTTTTTCGTATACAGCATCCGCAAAAGAGCTAGAGATGGTGGTTACGATCTCGTAAGGGTTGAGCAGAATATAGCGCAGGGGGACTTTGTTATTCTTAATCCCATTCTCGCTAAAACCAGAAAGAAGCTTAAAATCTTCAGCGTTAAACTTACCATCTATTCTGTAATAAAAAATATTACCACTTCTGTAGTACTCGCGGAAGTACTGGTCTTTCAGTTTCCAAAGCTTGATCTTTTCGAACCACTTGTAGAAGAACTCTCTGCTTCTTTCGGTGCCGCCTTCTAAATAAATATCAGTATTGGCGAACTCTGTTTGGATATCAATTGTATTTCTGACAATAGCGACATTAGCATACGCCTTCTGACACAGCATAATGGCATCTCTTACGTCAATGCCATCTTTTGAATAATCGAAAGGCAGGAGTCCTTGACTAAGAACAGTATATCTGCCAGCTAAAACATCAGTGCCGTTTCTTGGAACTCTTGTATTGGTGCCCCCGCCAGAACTGGCTCTTGAGGCTTGAGAAATCTCTTTGTAAAATGGCTCGCCAATAAGTTTTGGCTCTGCGGTTGCATTGGAAAACTGAATTGGGGCTGAATCCTTCTTTCTGTTCCAATAATCAGATTTTTTATTGTATTGGCGCGGCATCTTTTATATTAAAGATTACACCAAAAGTATCAAAAGTAACTTAAAAGTACTTTCTTATCGAGCGAAAAATGGGGTAAAAGTACTTTGAACGGATTCTGCCTTAGCTTCCATCATATCAAAATATATTTTTGTCATCCAGTTGCCTAAAACTAGGCAAGAGTAAGAGTCTTTTCTTGTTTTCTCTGCGCCGCTCTGTTTTTTAAGCTCAACAGGCAAGTCAAAGCTTTGGTGTCCGTTTGCTGTTGTTGTGGGCATAATCAAAGAGCATTGCGCCTTAACTAGTTCGATAAGATCAGCTTGGTGATCCACAAAATCCACCATCTTTGCCTCTACTCCCTGATTATCTTCTTGATCTCTAAAGAATTTTAAGTTTTTGATTGGTATAGACTTTGACTTTTGAGCCGTAAAGTCATTATCAATAGCTTCGGCAGCAAAAAGAATTTTTCTATGGTCAAAATTAGATTGCAGCAACTCGTTTGCGTATCTTATCCAACTGCTAGTAGGAACTCTTAAGTAACAAATTTTATTTGTGCTTTTATTATAGGCTCCCCTAGCTTTTCTCATTTCATCTTGATAAGTTTCGGGTGAGTCAAAATCGCCTTCAAACATTTTTATGTTTAGCTTTGCTTCTTTAAACAAATCGCTTTCATTAGCTGCGTTTATAAATTGCAATCCGCCGTTATAGTCACCGCACATAGCAACAATATTGAAATTTGTCATCAAGTAATGCAAGTATTCAATATGCTTTCTGAGATTAGTTCCAGAAACGGCATAGTTGTGAACTAGAATCCCTCTTCTAGATGCTTTGTCTAGCTTAATTAAGTTCATGGCAAAATCGTCAGACGAATCTGTTTCTGCCCAAGACGGGTCAAAGCTTAAAATATACTCGGCGTTCTTTTCTCCTGCGAGTTCGATAGACTGCCCTTCGCCAGCTTTGATTGTGCATTCATGCATCTTGCTAAGTTTAAAATAACCAGAAGAGTCATCGACAAATTGAGATCCAAACTCTCGCCTAAACTGCGATTCCGACATTGTTGATTTTGCTTGGGTCAACAAACTTTCATCGTATAGCCCATGAGGCGCAATATCATAAGAAAAGTGAAGGATCGCTCTTGTTGCGCCGCCCTTTCCATCCTTTTCTGGAGAAAGAATCAGATTATCGTACTGCTTATAAAGCTTGTACATGTATTCAAACTGATAAGAAGCGGAAGACAAAACAATAATTTTGTTATTAGGCCACTTGAACCTATCTTCTTCTGTCATTTCTCCGCGCTTAATAAGCTCGGTCTCCAAATCATAAACTTGTTTTCTTTCTGTTGGGTTCTGCACAACAGACAAGAATGGAATAATAACTTCGTTAAAGATTCTTTCTGGCATCAGCAAAAATTCGTCGATCATCATTCGGTGAAAGCGAAAACCACGAAGCTTTTCACCATCGCCAAGAGGCAAGCAAGTGATCTTGCTGCGTCCAATTTCCATTGTCCATTCGTCAGAGCTTTTTGTTACTTTAGTAATGCATTGTTTTAAAAAAACCGCCTGTGGTTTCTCTGCGATTTCCTCAATTTTTTTAAATATCATTTTTGCTTGGCGAAAGGTTTTACTTACGATGCCAACGTGAACGCCTTGATTCAGTATTGCATCAAGCGATGCGAAAACTGCACAAGTAAAACTCTTGGACAACCCACGACTCCAGACCATCATAGAATAGTCTGTTTCAAACATTGTTTTGATTGCTAAATGCTGAAAAGGGAAAAGCTTAACGCCGCAAATCATCTCGGATGAAAATGAAATATTGGCGCGGAGAAACTTATAGAGAAGAATTTTAGCTTCTCTCTCTTCTAAAAATCCCTTCTTTGATAGGATTTCTTCGTTTACTTTGCGAAACTGTGCTTTTCTTTTTTGATTTCCTTCGATCCAAGCCATGATTGATCCTTGTCTAAAAAATATTGCATGTCTACGTCCCAAAGAACGCTGCCCATCGCAACTAATTTAGGAATTAAAATTTCGCTATTTCCTCTATTACCAGAAAACACAAATTGGCAATAACCTGCAAACTCATGTTGCAGCAACCTCATATTATGATAAATAAACTTAAGATTAGCTTTATGAGGAGTAAAGTCGTTGTTGTTTTTTATGCGCTCAAGAGAAGACTCAACAACAACATACAGGTAAGATTCCATTTCTTTGCACCTTTGTATTTCGCGCCTAAACCTTTCTAAGTTTTCGCCAACAAGAGTGCCTTTAAAATCAGACTCTGACTTTCGGTCTACGAAAGTTTTTGTATAATGCGCCCCACTTGCCGTATAGTCTCCAAAATCTAACTTAACATTTCTTTGATTTTTGAATGCTAAAGGCTGCTGCTCTCTTGTATCTACAAAAATATTGACTTCAGAAAAATCTTCGTAGAATTTTTTAGGCAAGCTTCTTCCAAACATTGGATTTACTCCAATCTCATCGCAAACCTTAGAATACGAACCAAAATGCTTCTTGTATATATCAATTGAAGGCATATCGCTAGTCTCAAGCTCCAAATGAAACGGAGCATAGCTTAACTCTTTATTCTTAACTCTATTCGCAAGCATTTTTTTGACATACTCTTTAACAATTTCTGGTGATTCTATTTCGCACCATCTTAAAAGCTGCTCTCTATTATCAAAATCTTTATCAAAATAAGACTCCTTGTCTTTGAAGGCTAAAAGAGTCCCAGTTAAAAGATTTTTCTTAGGGTGATGCTTTCTGTAATAGTCTCCAAGTGAGAACTTGTGCTTCTTGATGTGGGTGTGCAAAGCCCGTTCGCTTTTGAAGATGTTATTACATTCTAGGCACTTAGACTGCATCATTTAATGATATTCCCATGATGCGAGCTTTCCATTCCACCATAGATTCCATCTTTTGTGCCTCGTCCATAACCAGCGACTTTTGCATTTCGGCAATTTTAATCATGTTTGCCCGCTCTTCCTCGTCTTGAAATAATTGAACAATAGAAAGAATTGATGCATTCTCTCTTTGTCTGGACGAAATTCTCTCGCGCCTGTCGCCTTGCAGCTTTTTGATCAAACTTTCTACGCGGCCTTCGCACTGGTGATACTCGCTACTCTTAGCTTTGATAATTTCAGCTAAACGAATACTCATCTCGTTCTGTTCCTGAGTCTCTTCGAACATCTTGTTGAGCTTATCCAAGTGTCTGGACGTAGTTTCAAGATTAATAATTTCTTTACAAACGTTCATATACAAGTTGACCTCGTCAGCGGTGAGATCTGGCTTATCCCAAGTCATTCTAATGAACTCTTGCTCAAAAATATTGCGATCTTCGTGAGAAGTGTAGCAGTTTATAATCTTCTGAAATCTAGAGTTCGCCAAATTGATAGACAGCTTGTCCATGCATACTTTGTGATGCCTTGTTAGCCGTTCCTTATCCAGCTTCTCGCCAGTTGCGTCATTAATCTTATTGATAATACGCTCTGCTGAACGGGGGACTTGATATCTTACAAAAGCCGCATTGTCCGATTCCGAGTTATTTTCGCAGCCAGAGATTTTAATATAGTTGCTAACCGTTCTGTGCTCAGACCCCATTGCCGCAATTGACTTTCCGGGGTAAAGAAGTTCTGCGATTTTTAGCGAAGACACCCCGTCTCTAGCTTGATCCTCTATAAACTCCTGCTGCTGCTTGGTAAGAGGCAAGTCTCCAACTTTTTCATACTTAGATGTCTTATATTCAATTTTATTTGAGCCCAAGAATGATCTTATCGCAACTCCTTGCTTAGTTCTACCATCCAAGCTCTCATCATTAAAAAATTTGCGCGTAATAGTATTTAAATCAGGGAATTGCTGGGCAAGTTCCTTGATTTTTTGGCCCTCTTCTTCTGTGAATGTTATTTGATTTTTATTGGTAGCCACCTAAAATATCCTCGCTTTGTAATATCTTGACTGCTACTGCCCGAAATAGCTTTTTAAGATTTTTGATTTGTTTATATCCTGCCTTTTTACCCTTTTCGTTTGTTTTGTAGCCCATTTCTGCCGCGACTTTTTCCTCATCAGCACCATCGATATATAATCTAGAGTACACTTTATATTGCTTAGGCGCTAAACGATGCTTCATTTCTTCGTGCAACTTTTGTGCGCTACCAAGAACATCAAAGTTCAAATCTCGCATACCCTGAACTGTTTCAGAATGGTTTTCTGTAGAGACGGCAAGTTTTACATCGTAGGCGCTTTTCTTTGTCTTTTCCCACTTTGAATACAAGGGGCACTCGGAGCACTGAAGGCCACTGGGAGTTATAGAACAAGCTGGCGGCTCATTACCTTGATTGTATTTGCACGCCAAACAAGGGCGCACATAGTTCGAATAATTATTCCGCAGTAAATTTTTGATTTGATTGACCGTTATTCTTGAGATCCAAGGCTCAAGGGGGCGGTCTTGCTTCCACATCTTCCATTTTTTGGAAATATGAAAACGAATAATCTGGGCGACATCATCATAATCCATCCAAGCAATTGCTTTTAATTGCCAGATGTACCTGTGCTTTTCGATTATTCTGTCTATTACGTCTTGCTTGTCTTCGTATCTAATCTTGCGCCTCAGTTTTCGTTTTTCCATATTTAGTGGGTGACAAGCTTTCTATCCCACTTACTCTTTTAGACGCAAATTTCTTGACTGAGGCATTC